GATAGGCAATCGATAGTAGACCGCACCATTCGGTAACATGATATGAAATAAGATTGCACGACCGGATATGCTTGCGATACCAAAGATGACGCAATCCTTTTCGCCTTTTCTCTTTGGATCCATGTCATATAAATACTCTTCGCGAACTTTACAATAAATTGGTGGTATATTTGCGTTAAGGTATGCCATAATTTATCCATAAATATCTCCCCAGGTTTCTCCAGATTCGTAATCTACTTTATTGGGGACTTCTAGTGTAACAGCATTTTCCATGATCTCAATAATTTTTTTAGCATGTTCTGGAGATTCTACAGATAGATCTAACTCATCATGTATTTGAATGTGTGGAACAATTCCCTCTTTATGTAAATCTAACATTGCTTTTTTAGTCATATCTGCAGCACTACCTTGTATTAATTTATTTAATGCTTTGTAAGTCATAGCTCTCTTGATCCCTGGTCCGTGTTCCAAGAGTGCATCTTCATGAGACATAGCTTTATGCATACCAAAACTATTAGGTTCCCATAAATGAAACCTACATAATCTTCCAAGTAACGTTCTTATCTGGCCACGTTCTTGTGCTCTGTTAGAAGCACTGTTCGTTAATTGTTTCACAAAGGGTACTTTAGCATGATACTGATCAAATAAGTCAGCAGCTTTTTCTTTCGACACTCCAAGTTCTGCTTGTAGTTTAGCTTTACCCATTCCATAAAACAAACCTAAGTTAATAGTTTTCGCTTGTGATCTAGGAATCTGAGCCATGTCTGCTACTGTCTGGTGAAAGTCTGTAGAAGAATCATTACGATATCTTTCAATAACATCATACACAGATGGGAATTTATATAATGCTGCATAGTGAGCAACCAATCTTGGTTCTTGTTGTGAATAGTCAAAACATCCCCAGGTATGTTTTTCTTCTGGTATAAATAAAGAACGAATCAAAGGTCCTAAATCTTTATTCCTAGCAGGTAACTGCTGTAAGTTAGGATTAGAATAACTAAATCGTCCTGTAACGGTTCCTCCTTGATCGGATCGTATTTGATTAATATCAGCATGAATTCTACCTTTGTGTTCAAATTTAAGAATAGAATCAATAAAAGTGGAATGAGCCTTGTTTATTTCTCTAGCTTTTGCTATCATCTGTACTAAAGGATGACTGTGTTCTTGTAAAAAATTTTTAGTAAAGGAGGGTTCTTTTGATTTCTCAGTTCTATCGTATGGCAAAGAAAGTTTATCAAACATTTTGGCAACAGATCGTGCTGCCATTATTTGAATATCTAATCCTGTTTCTTTTTTCAGTGTTAGCATTATCTCTTCTTCTTTTGCAATTAATTGTTGTTTCGCTATGTGAGCTCTTTCACCATCCACGCGAACGCCTTTAAATTTCATATCTACTAAACAAGGAAATAAATCTGTTTCTAAATTAAAAATAGATTCTATATCTTGATGAACAATTTCTTTTTTAAACATCTGCCATAACTCTAAAGTAAGCTCAGCATCTTTTTCTGCATATGCTCCTACATACATGGCAGGTAGTTGCCACATATCTGCTTTAGGATCTAATCCTCTAGACTTAGCTTCTTCATTCAATGCTGATTCGTTTTTACCGTGACCTAAATAATCCCAAGACAAAGAATTTAATGAATACTGAAATCTGTTCTCATCAATTAGACTTGCTGCTATCATCGTATCTACGATTAAGCCATTGATTTTTATACCTAAATTACGTATCCAACATACATCGTACATTGCATTATGAAATATTTTTATAGAGTCTGTTGATAGAACATCTTTGAACCATTCTAATGTTTTCTTACGATCCATGTTGGGCCCTGATCCGTGAGCAATGGGAAAATAAAATTTTCTTCCAGGAACTGCTACCGCGATACCAACCACTTCACCACTACCAATCACAGATCCAGATCCTTTTGATTTTAAATCAGGATCTCTTGTTTCTAAGTCAATTGCAATTTCATCATAGGATCGTAAATCAGGATACTCTTCTGGTTCAATCCATTCTGTCTGGGCTACGAATAAAGGTACTTTCATTATTTCTGTTCCTCTCTCATCTGTTGTATTTCTAATTCACAATAATGAATTATTTTTTGTAAGTCTTGTATTCCGTTTTTTTCTTTATAACGACAAACATATTTAATAACATTTCCTTGAAAAAAATTCAAGTTATTGGTCCTGGTAAAAGTATAAGGTTGTATTTTAAATTGTTTATAATGAGCTCCACCTACTTGTTTATTTAATGGAAATATTCTCTCAAAGTCTTCTTTAGTTGTCATAGTTGATAACCGTTCCTTTCAATTTTTGCTCTATGTAAATAGAGTTTTTGTTTTGCTCTTGTGATGGCCACATACCATACACGATGTTCTTCGTCTCTTTTATTGAGACTATCTTGAACTGCTCTTCTTATTTTTCTAGCATTGTCTAAAATAAGAATAACATTATCTTCCTCTCCTCCTTTAATTGCATGGATTGTAGATAACCTTACTCTTGCATCTTGAGACAATTTTTCACGATTCGATAACATTAATCTTATGTATTGAATTTCATTTTGAGGAGCTCTAGAAAAAGCTTCATACCAGGGCACACTGGGATCTATAGTGTCCTTGTCCATAAATTCTTTTATGTCATCTAATTCAGAATCCGTTAAAGGATGTACTTTTGATTTCTCATAGTTAAGAATACATTTATATAAATGCACCTTAAAACTTTTTCCTTTTTTTGTTTGATAGAAAATACCTTTTTGTTTTAATAGATTCATGATTTCTATTAATCTGCTTCCTGTCCTAGCTAAGATTAACCAATTGCCTTTGTGTAAATTTATTTGATCTAGGTTAAATATTTTTTCTACGGATCCATCTTCATCTCTAGGTAAGTATTGTTTTATTTTTCTTTTTCCCTCTATTCTATTCAAAACAACTTCAGACAATTCTTGAACAGACCTTGGTATTCTTCTAGATTGTTCTAATACTTTTTCATTCTCTGCAGGTTCATCTATAAATCTATTTACATCTGCACCAGCCCAGGCATAGATAGCTTGATCATCATCTCCTGCTAAATAAATATCTTCAGATTTTTTCTTTAAGATATCAAACATTTTCCATTGGATAGGTGATAAATCTTGAGCTTCATCTATGAAAATAGCCTTGAATTTAGGGCATTTTTCTTCCTCTTTAATAAACATGTAGATCATGTCATTAAAATCTATTAGATTATTTTTCTTTTTATATTGTTCTAAATTAATATTTATATGGTTTAGTGTATCCCAATCTACTTCTTCTCTTGGATATTCATTAGTACAATACTCAGCCCTAACAGATATATCTTTATTTTTTGCTCTACCGATTAATTGATAATATAAATTATCACAGGTTAAATAAAAAGATTCTTGATCATTATTTTTATCTTCAAAACAAACTCTTATATTTAAAATCTTCCCCAGGTCTTCATAATGATAGGGCTGCATAACATTCTCTTCTTTAAGACCTAACGTATGAAATGCTAATGAATGTAATGTTTGAAAGTATCTTAATTTTTTCTTTTCAAATGGCATTCTTTCCTTGGCTTCCTTCGCTGCCTTTTTAGTAAAAGCAAAATACCCTATTTCATTTAACGAAGCTCCATTGTCTATATATTGTTTTGCCTTTTGAATTAATTCAAATGTTTTACCGGTGCCTGGAGGGCCAAAAACTTTATAAATCATTATAAGATATCTTCCTTATCCGTCATCTCTATTAATTCATCCGGGGTTATTTCTTTTTCAAATCTATCTAATGGTAAAGCTATACATTCTACTTGTGGATTAGATTGTTTTTGCGTTTCTGATTTTGGATATCTTTTCTTTTTACCAAACTCTGCCTTAAACCATTTTTTAATATAAGATCCTGTTTTGCTATCATCTATCTTCCAATCTTTTCTTCGTAAGAAATCATAAAAACGTTCATATACAAAATAACACATATCATCTTTCTTGAGAGTAGCTCCACTAGCAAAAGATGCATGACTAGTTGCTGGAACTTGATGTATATATTCTTTTAGGTATCTAAATAATTTTTCTTTATTTGTTGTTCCGATAGGTGGTTTTTGTTTTTCAATATTATCAAACAATACTTTCATAACTAAAGAGTAATCTCTATCTTTAATCTTAGGTAAAAAAATACCCAATTGAGTAGCAACTTGTTTTCTAAAATCAGTCTGTACTAAAAGAGCATCTCCTTTTTTAAAAGACATCTGTTCGGATAATTCATCACCATTCTTATCTCTATGAGAAACAGTTAATTCAAATTCAGGTTCATCAAAATCAATTTTAGTAAGACTAGAAAAATTAGGCCATTCCATAACAGCATCTGTAGCTTTTCCAAATTTTCTTTTATGACAGATATCTTCCATACATTTAAGAGTAATGACACCATCATCACAAGTGTAACCAGATTCTGTTGCACTCCAGCTTTTAATTTTTTGTTCTACTTTTTTATCGTCCCACTTACCGTCATTTTTAAAATATTCTCTAGCTGCAAATCTTACTTTATCTTCCCAATCATCTGAATATTTTTTCTTAGCAAACACCATGTAGTTATAAAGAAACCTATCTCTACCATCTTCTAGTTTTTCTTTTGATAATTGTTGTAGGCAAGGAGGACCATCTGTAAATTCTTCTGGACCACCTGATAATTCAGATCCAGTTAATTTATCCATGAAAGATTTTAATTCTTTTTCAGTTTTTCTATTAGCTTCTACTACTTGAATGTATTGCTCAAAAGAAAAGTCTTCACCAGTTTGAGGGTTAACTGCAACTCTTTCTTTTTTACCGAAGTAAGGAATATTAATAAAATTACCTACTCTACCCTCTACGTTTGTTTGTTTTGGATATATCTCTGTCTTAGGTCCTAGTTTAAGAGTGTATAATAAATTCTTTAAAAATTGCCTTGCAAAGGCGGCATTTACATAATGTTCAAAGTGAACATATAAATGAAAACCACCACTTTTAGATTTAACAGGTATGATTGGAATATCTAAATCTTGAATTGTTTTTAATAATTTTGGAATGTCAAAGTTTTTATAAACATCTACATCTATTGCTCCAAATATAACTTTACCATCATCATTACATGGCTGTATTCCAATAGATACACTTCCCTCTAAATGTTTTAAATAATCATTATCTTCAATAGGTCGGCCACTCCAACCATAATCTCTATCTGGTATTTCTAGTTTTCCTGTTTCAGGATTTATTTTTGCATTGGTTAAATCACATCTACCAAAGTTTCTATCTAACCCTGTAAAAAACTCTATAAATTTTCTTTCCATAACTCCTCACAATATAATTTATATGGGCGGTATACACCGCCCATATGTAGTACTTAAAAGATTTAGAAGTGTGCTTCTGAATCTTTACCGTTTGTATTATTTGCGGGCTCACCATGCTTGACCTGAATGTCTCCTTTAGAAACACTTTCAGAAAAAGATTTAGCTTGTTGGTATAATACAGCATTTTGTACTGGACCTACTCTTGAAACATCCCAACCAAACCATGTTCCTTTATCATTCGATAACTGAACTGTTTTTAGTTTGTAGACATGACTAAAAGAGGCAGGGGTATATAAACCATTTTTACCTTGTAGTTTAATTCCAGCCATCATACTGTTCCAACTTCTGCTAACTTTCAACTGTGTAGATTTCATAGTCAATAGAGCACTTGAAGGGGATTTACTATTTATGATTAAGAAATGATTAGCTGTTTTCTCAACATAGTTACCATTAGGTAATCTATCTTTCCAACTAGCATCTCTTTTTGTTTTGGACAAAATATCACTAGAAGCAGGATGTATTGCTACTGGAGCACCAGCACCCTCTCCTTTATCTTGCCATTCAACAAACTCTAATTTGTAATGACAAGGAATAACTTCTATTCCTTTTTCACCATCAAAGAGTTCTTTAGTAACAGTGTTGAAAATCATTCCAGGTTCAGCACCTTGAACATATTTTCCATCTCTCTTGTTTACTTCAGGAGATAACTGTCCTAACACTTTTAAGAAAGGTAACGCTAAGTCCTCATGACTTAAATTACTCAATCCTCTATCTGCATCATCTTCAAAAGATATTGTAGACAATGCACCTGCAGCAGCTTTAACAGCTACTTCAGTTTTCTTTTCTTTTACCATTGTTTCTTGTTCCTTGTTCATTGTTATTGTTTCCTTGTTATTTTGGTTCGGTTTCCTGCGAACACGTTAAATAGTTCCGCGGGCATCTCTTTTCCAGATTCGAGACGCTCGCGGACTAGTGCTTTAAGTGTCATAGGTTCAACCTTTAATTTCTGGATTGGTTGAAACCCCTGACCTTGTGCAAGGGTTGCATATTGCAACGCCTTGTTATCTTCGTTTCGGCCAAAAGAAACAGTAACCTCATTTTTAATAAGATCACCCAAGCCTTCACTACGAAGCCAGTTAAATGCTTCCTCTTTTTTCTCTGCACTGATGGAAGCACCGTAGACGGGTTTGACTTCTACAGCCGAACCGTCTGCTAATTTTAATGTTGAGATATTCATTTCCTGCATCATAGTAGGAATGACTTCTCCGGAAATAGCATCTGCTTGCTGTTTCAGTTTTTTTAATTCTTCTTCTGCAGCAGCAATACTATCTTCTAAGACTTTTAATTTTTCAACTTGATTAGATAAAGATTTTTTATCATTGTCGCTA